GATCTATGAAGATCTGTACACACACCCGCAGATCTTTAAAGACTTCGAGATCTTTCAAGTCTCTTAAATCTAGTTGCCAGCTACAGAACCTTTAGAGACTTCCTAGAATCAATAGATTCTACTTCAAAGACTTCATAGCATTCAACGACTTACAGTATATATTAATCTATAGATTAAACCTACTATTAGTTTATCTACTTCGTAGACTTTAAAGCAATTCCCGAAGGGAAACGTGCGAATAGATTTATCGCTTTCCTTGTGCGTGTTGAAAGATAACTTATCTTTTCAAGGAGATCGATGGTCGTTTGCCTCGTACACACATTGAGAGATAACTTATCTTACAATGCGCCCCTAAAGCTCCTCGACCTGAAAAATCGGCTTGCTGGCTTTATCATGTGTTAACACGTGCATAATGCCTACGGGATTAATCACGCACATAAAGTTGTTGACATTCGATCAAAAGGTCAGTAGCTTTGAAATCGTCAAAACGGCACTGACGCTGTTTTCAACCACAGGAAATTTTCACATGAATAATTCTTTCGCTAATATAGATGTCAATCGTATAGCTTCGAAGAAGCAAATCTGGGCTGTAGCAAACCACTTTGCAGCGATTCAAGCTACGGTTCCTTCGGAACGATATGGACTGACAAAAGTGTTCAACGCCATTCTGAATAAGCACCATGCTGATCAAGATTCTCTTATGACTCATGGAGATATTCAAGAATTCTTCGAATACGATTTAGTGCCGAAGCAATTCGCTGATCTTATTCAAGCTAAGAAGTCTAGTAAGCCGAAGGCTCCGAAGAAAGCAGCGAAGCCGAAGGCTGCTAAGGTTGAACCTGAGATAGAAGAATTCATTGCTAAGGTTGAGCCGAAGAAGCCACGTAAAGTTACTCAGAGTAACTCTGTAGCATCGAAGATGAATGCTCGAATAGAGTCTATCGAAGGGCGGTTTGATTCTTTAGAATCTAAGGTTGGCGACATTGAAGCTGGTCTTGCAATGATCCTTGAAGCGGTACAGAAGAAATAATATAGATTCAATCTAACGCCCTGCCAATTTGGTGGGGCTTAATTTAAAATTAAACACATGGGATATAGATTATGTTAGAATTTAACGGGGAAGCGACATTAGAATTAGCATACGGTACAGAGATAGGTCAAGAATTAACCATCGAAGATGAGTGTGAGTCTAATGAAGAGAAGTTAGAAGTGATTAAGTCTATACGTTTTGAGTCCTTTTATGGTGGTGGTACTGTCATAATGAGTCTATCAGAAGCTAAGGATGAATTTGGTTGTCTTATAGAGGCTTTGCAGGGTTATTGTTCTCAGGGTGCAGTCTTTGCAATGGACGAAGATGGTAATGATATATTTATAAACTGGAATTAATATTAATATAATGGTTTATAAGTTCCTTTAAAATATTTAAAAGAAGTTCTTACGAACTTTTAAATATTTAAAAGGTACTTATAAGCCACCACCAAAACAGCGGAGCAAATATGGAAGCAGACGATATAATAAATATAGTAATTACAATAGCTTGTGGCTGGCTCTTCATCCAGTTCGTTGAATTAATGTTACAAATAGGGATGTAAATTATGTATAAGATTCATGCAGTACAATGCCAAGACTATGCTATGCAATCCGCAGATAATCTAATGGATGTTGCCATGCTAGTTAGTGTAAGTATCCAGCAGAATTGGTTATCATGTGGCAATCAGTTGGCCGATGTTAGAAAGAATGGTATAGATTCTAAGTTTTTGTGGGGTGTTAAGTCTAAAACTTATAAGTATCTGAATTCTAATAAGCATAAGTTATATGCTCAAGCAAAAGCTATAGCGAATAGTAATAAGACTAACGACGATAAAGCGTATAGCTTAATGAAGGTGTTCCTTCGTGTCGATGGTCTAGGACTTCCGAAGGCTGGCTTCATGTGTCAATTGACTATGGGATTAGTTGGATGTATGGATGTTCATAACATTAAGATGTATGAGTTAGACCCTAAGACTTTCACACTTGCTAAAAACCCTAAGACTATCAAGGGCTTAACAGCGAATCGTAATAAGATAGAAGGTTATATATCTCTATGTCATCGCCATGGTACTGAGAAGTTATGGGATGAGTGGTGTAATAACTTAGCTACGAAGTCTATAAAGTGGCGAGACGGTAATCATGTATCAGAAGTTCATATTAATTATTTGTTAGGGGTATAAATTATGAGTAAGATAATCACAAAGTTTGAGAATTCAAGCAATTGCATTAATGACTGGCTGGAAGTTGGTGATACTATAAATGGCAATAAGATTACAGAGATATGGTGTAGTAGTGTAGGAACTCCAGTCTTTGTTGTCGATGGCAGCCATTATAGTTGGAAAGAATTGTTTAAAATCTTACCAGAGGGTGAGGAGGATCAAGATCATATTCAAACCACTATGGATAATTACATTTTTATAACAAGTGGCTTATAAGGTACTTAAAAACCTTTAAAGGTATTGTAAACTAATAAGACTTATAAGTCAAGGGGTTTCTTTATAATAAAATAATGCTTTACAACGTTAAATAAAGTAGTATAATGGTTCACTTCAAACAAACTAATTAGGAATTACTATCATGAAAAAGTTAATCTTAGCAGCGTTCAATGTTACAGCATCTCTCTTAGTACGTTTAGTATTTGGTAAGGCTGATAAGTATGGTCGATCTACTGGTAAGTTCTTTGGTCGCTCTTATATTCTAAGAAAGCGTAAGCATCTACAGCGCAACCCTTCACACTTTAAAGGTGAGTGCTTCAACAGCTACCACTGTGGATTGTGGGCCTTTGCCTTAGAGCATAAGCAAGGCAGAGGTGTATACTTTACAGCCATCAAGGATAACGAAGGTGTTGAAACTGTATCTTAATTAATCTTAATGCCCCTTCGGGGGCTAACTTGAGGTAGTATATGGTTAAAGTATATATAGATTACGGGTTAGCTGCTGAATTGATAGCGACCTTTGCAGATGAGGAGGTTTACTTAGCCTGCTATGTACACTTAGAATCTTTTGCAGCCAAGTGTGGCGGCACTATAATGAAGGTAATGATTGATGAATAATACTATGAGAGATGATACTATGTCAAGTATTGGGAATGCAGCAGAGATATATAAACTTAAACTAAAAGGCTTTGGAGTTGCCGACTTTGATATTGCTCAGGCACCATTAAGATATGCAGTAGCTTTAGATGATATGCACACTTCGTTTAACCTTAACCGTTATAGTTCTAAGAAGGTTGTCTACCGAACTGATAACGGTGATGAGTTAGGTATTCATAGTGATATGTATAAACCAGTAGCACCTAAGCAGATGATAGAAGCTACAAGGAAAATACTTGAGCGGTCTGATCTAAACTTAGAAGGTATTACTGAGGACATTCAGATGAGCCATGGTGGTGCTAGAACTTATGTTCAGTATAACTTACCAGCTCATACTTACTTAACACCTGACGGTGATACAGCTAAGCTCAGCCTGTTAGCTATCACATCTTTAGATAGTACATGGCCCTTCCAGATTAGTGCTGGTGCCATACAGACTGCTTGCTTAAACATGCAGGTGTTTACTTCTGGTAACGTAGCAGTGTATAAGTCTAAGCATACTGAGGGATTAGATATTGATCACGGCTCTAATGTTATTGTCCAATGCTTAGATGTCTTTGAAAACCAACGAGACTTGTGGGCTAATTGGTATCGGGCTAGAATAGATCCATCAGAAGCTTTCAAAACTTTAGCTGAGGCTTCGGGTTGGAAAGCTGCAATAGAATATATGAATACAAATTATGGCTGTACTACTGACGATGTGCTCAATAACATTAGACGTAATAAGAACTTTGATTATATGTGGAGTCGTCACATGGCTCACTATACTAAGAAGTTTGGTCACAGTTACTGGGCTTTGTATAACTCTCTAACAGACTGGGCAACTCATGCACCTATCAGTAAGAGAAGCAGCCCTTACAATGCTTCAGCCGTTGTAGCTAAGCGTCAAGACATTGTTAGATTAACTACGAGGAATTGGCTATGACATATAAAATCTTTAACCGCACATTAAGTTTTAACTTTAGGAATGGTGTTGGTATAGACCTTGAGTTCTCACAAGGTAAAGCAATCTGGGTTAGTCGAGATACTAATCCCTCTGAGGTAGAGGCAGCGTTGTTCAACGGTGTAACCTTATTGTTCCCATTCATTATAGTATCATTCGGTATATGTTATACCACGGAGGAATCAGAATGAATAGTAAGAAGAGTTTACCTATAGCAGAAAAGTTCTTTGAAGAATGCAATACCGCTATAGTTGAGTTGATTGATTGGGACTTTCCCCATGCAAGTATTAAAGCTAAGCTCCAGACATATCGAGGTGACTTCTTTGAAGAGTTTACAAGGAATGAATACTTCCATGTTGAAGGGATGCACAATCTTAGTGAAGACCCTGACGTATGGTTCTTAGATATAAAGTTTAAACCTGCATTTACAGATAAGATCATAGGGAATATAACATATGAAGACTTATAGAATTAAAACAACTACAGTAGTACACACTTGGTATACTGTTGAAGCGGTAGATAAAAAAGAGGCACGTAAGATACTGCTTAGTGGGGAGATTGAACAGCCTGACGATGAAGACTGTGCTGTGTATAGTGTAGATGTCGATACTATTGAAGAGGTATAGGAGATGGAAGTTGAATATAGTGTAGAATTAATCAATGAGGTCAGCCGTATTGCTGACGCATTAGAACTGCTACTTAAAATTATAGAGGAGAATAAAGATGATGTATGACTTGTGTTTGTTTATGATTGGATGTATAATAGGGTGGTTCGCCTATGATATTATTGACTACTTATATGATAAAGTATATAAGAGTGTTAAAGATTTAGATAAGGAGAAGTAATATGAAAGGTCAAACACATGGCGGTAAAGGTAGTGCAGCTCGTGACGTAGACAGTGAGGCTTACGGTAATAACTTTGATAGAATCTTCTGCTCGAAATCAAACGGGGAACACGATCAAGAAAAAGAAATAGATCCAGTAACATCTACTGACTTCGGTCACACTAACTGGCGACCAGCTAACGGAGGATTAGCTAGGCCCTATACTATTAACGACTGTGAATATATTCTCATGTATAATTTACAGACAGGTAAGGAGGGCATCTTTAATATAACCGATGATAAGTTTGAAACGAAGGAAGAGTATGGTGCGAAGAGTTAAGAAGGCTTGGAGGTTATGGGCTTTAAGTTTAGGTGAAAGATCAGGGGATAGTGACAAGGAAGCAGACACTGTTGCACTAATAAGAACTACATTAGCTGTAATAAATGTCTTGACTTGCTTCCTTATATCATGTAACATACTACATCAATGGGGAATTATATAGTGATAGAGACAGGGTTAGAACATTCAATAGGCAACATTGTTAATTGGCATTTCGAACGTAACTTAATTGCAGGTTCAGATGATAAGCAACAAGTGTTAAAATTAATTCAGGAGGTAGGCGAGCTATCAGATAGTATATGTAAAAGTGCATGTCCCATTGACGACATCGGTGACATCATTGTAGTGTTAGTTAATATAGCAGAACGTAATGACATTTCAATTAAGGATTGTGTTGACCACGCTTACAACGACATTAAAGATCGTAAAGGTATGATGGTTGACGGCATTTTTATTAAAGAGTCTGACAACTTCGATCCCGATAGTATCGGAAACAAATAAACCAATTGGAGAAACAACATGAAAGCATTAGCATTAGTAAGTGTATTATTTTTAGCAGCTTGTAGTTCAGAAGATAAAGCACCACGAGTCGTAGAAGTTTTTGAACCAACACCCATGCCAGTTAAGATTGAAATCGTTGAGACTAAAGCTGGCCCGTTAGTCATAGACATCACACCAGAACCTGTTGTTGTGGTAGTGGAGACTGTACCAGAACCTGTTGAGGTAGAGGTGGTAGAGTCTGTACCAGAACCTATCGAGGTGGAAGTAGAGGTAGAAGTAGAACCTACACCAGTAGTTGAAGAGACAGTAGAAATAGTAGTTGACAACACATACCAAATGTGATATACTCCACCCCTAAATTATTCAACAACCAATGAGGAAAATAGCATGGCAATTTTAGAAGGTACTGCATACTGGGTAAGTGCGACAACTCCGAACACTACGTTCGAGCCAGTGTACTCTGTAAACTTAGTAGTGGCTGATGATGTAGCTGAGAAGTTTCAGCAAGAAGGTTTTACTATTAAGCAAATGGATGAAGGCCCAGCAATTGTTATTAAACGTAAGGTCAATGGCCCGTCAGGTATGATCCGACCTGCCCCTAAAGTCTTTGACAAAGCTAAGAACCAGTTGGATTGCACCGTTGGTAACGGCTCACAAGTTAAGGTACAGTACAAGGCTTGGGAATCGCAATGGAAAGGTAAGACCTTTAAAGGTTTAGACTTTCAAGCAATGCAAGTTCTTAACTTAATAGAAGTAGGATCACCCGATGGAGCTGAGTTCGATAGCTTCGATGACGCAGATATGGAAGGAGAATTTTAATGAATGTTTTAAATGTAGAAGGTGTCACTTACGACATAGATAAGTTAGATAAAGCTGGACAGATTTCTTGTGTCTTACTTGGTAGAGCGCAGAATAAAATGCAAGACGCTACTATTGAATTAGATATTATAGCTGCCGCTGTGAGATCATTAACAGAAGCAGTTAAAGAATCATTGACCGATGACGCTATCGTAGAAGAGGAAGATGCGTTAGTAGAAGATCCTATAGACGAGGAAACTTCAGACACGTTAACAGGCTCAGAATAAAGTATCTCACCTAACTAGGAAAACACTATGGGATTCGTACTTCATAACCAACCCTGCCACGATTGTGGCGGGAGCGATCCAGTCTCAGTAAACGATGACGGATCTGCTAAATGTTTTAGCTGCAATAAATATTTTAGGGACTATAGTACATCGGACGTACAACAACCGAAAGAGGATAACATCATCGAGTTTACTGTACAGAGTAACCATAGTAACGATGGCTTCGCTCCATCCCGTAACTTTAATGCACTAACAGACAGAGGTATTAGTTTAGACACAGCTAAGAAGTATGGCGTTAAGAGTAAGATGCACAACGGTAAGATTGTAGATCACGATTACCCTTACTATATTAAGGGCGACGAGGCTGCATCTAAAATCCGCAAGGCAAACAAAGAGTTCATGTGGACTTCATCACCAAAGGGAGTTGGTCTTTTCGGAGAGCAGCTATTTAAAACAGGCGGTAAATTTATTACACTCGTTGAGGGCGAGTGTGATGCCATGGCCGCTTATGAATTACTAGGTAGCAAGTGGCCTGTTGTATCCATAAAGTCTGGTGCAGCAGGTGGTGCTGGAGATGTTAAGAATAGCTTAGAGTTCTTAGAGTCTTTTGACACTGTAGTTATTTGTTTCGACTCTGACACAGCAGGTAAGGATGGAGCTAGAGCAGTTGCTAAACTCCTCACCCCCAACAAAGCTAAGATCATGACACTGCCAGAGGGTATCAAAGATCCTAACGATATGCTGAAGGATCGTAAGCACTCGACGTTTGTCAATTGTTTCTGGGATGCTAAGGTCTATACCCCAACTGGTATCATGAACTTATCCAACCAGCTAGATGAGTACAAACGTTTACGCTCAGAAACCTTACCGTCTATCCCGTATCCTTGGCGTGGTCTTAACGACAAGCTAGAAGGTATGAGAGCAGGTGAGCTTATTACTTTGACAGGCGGTACTGGTCTTGGTAAGTCTTCTGTGACACGAGAGCTAGAGCATTGGCTTATCAATCAGACTGACGACAACGTAGGTATCGTAGCTCTTGAAGAGAACTGGATGCGTACTGCTGAGGGTATCATGGCTGTTGAAGCTAACGCCAAGCTACACTTAGACAGCGTTAAGAATGATATAGGTGATGAGCAGCTCGAACGTTACTACCGCAAGGTCTTCATGGGAGAGAACGAGGGACGTGTTTGGATTCATGCTCACCTCGGTGTCACTCACTTAGATGACATCTTCAGTAAGCTACGCTACTTGATCGTTGGTTTAGATTGTAAGTGGGTAGTAGTTGATCACCTTCACATGTTGGTGCTTCAAGCCTTAGAGGGTGACGAACGTAAAGCTATTGATAGTATTATGCACAGGCTTAGATGTCTTGTAGAAGAGACAGGTGTGTGTATGATTCTTGTATCTCACCTTCGTAGAGTAGAAGGTAACAAAGGACACGAGAACGGTATCGAGACAGGCTTGTCACACCTTAGAGGTTCACAGTCTATTGCACAGCTAAGTGATTGTGTAATTGGCTTAGAGCGTAACCAACAATCAGACGACGAGGTAGAAGCATCAACGACTAAGGTCAGAGTGCTTAAATCTAGGTACACTGGTAACGTAGGTCTTGCTACAAACTTGCAATACGATCAACAAACTGGTAGACTTAACGAAGTAGATGACTACGATCCCGATGAATTCACAGGTGAGGATGAGCTATGAGATTAGTATTTGATATAGAAGCTGACGGACTTGATCCCACGGTGATACATTGTATCGTAGCTATTGACCCCGACACCAAAGAAGTTTATAAGTATGACCCGTCACAACTTCAAGAGGGCTTAAATCTATTAGCCTCTGCTGATAAGTTGATTGGTCATAACATTATAGGCTATGACATCCCAGCTATTGAGAAGGTAACAGGTCGTGATTTCAGCCACATTCAGGTTGTAGACACCCTAGTTTTGTCTAGATTGTTTAAGCCAACTCGTGAGGGTGGACATGGCTTAGAGTCTTGGGGCTACCGCCTGAAGTTTAACAAGGGTGACTACGGTCAGAGTGAGGGAGCATGGGACAAGTACACACCGGAGATGTTAGAGTATTGTGTCAATGACGTTGAGCTTAACGTTAAAGTTTACAACGCTCTCAAGTTTGAGTCAAAGGGATTCACTGCCCAGTCAGTACGGCTAGAGCATGAGGTCGCTAAGATTATAGACATGCAAAAGCGTAATGGTTTTCTACTCGACGTTGAGAAGGCTACGAAGTTAGTAGCTATGTTCGAAGAGAAGCTGGCTAACTTAGTTGTACAAGTCCAAGAAGTTTTCAAACCTAAAGTTATTATTCAGATGCTTACTGGTCAGCTCACTGCTGCTGGTAAAGTTTCTAAGATGAGTAAGGATCAACACGACAAAGGTGTCCGCTTAACTGAAGAGGAGTACACATCTATGTGTGACTCGAATGCTAAGGGCATCATTGAACGTAGGACTTACATTGAATTTAACTTAGGGTCACGTAAGCAGATTGGTGAGTACCTGATTGAGTTTGGTTGGAAGCCTAAGAAGCATACACCTACAGGTCAACCTATTGTTGATGAGACTACACTAAGTAAGTTGACAAAAATACCACAAGCAGGGTTGATTGCTGAGTACTTAATGCTTCAGAAGCGCTTAGCTCAGGTCAACAGTTGGTTAAAAGAAATGACTGATGACTCTAGAGTACATGGCTACGTCAATCCTAACGGTGCTGTGACAGGACGTATGACACATTCACATCCTAACATGGCTCAGGTTCCTAGCTCTAACTCTCCTTACGGTGAGGAGTGTCGGGGCTGCTGGGTTGTACCACCTAAACATAAACTCGTAGGTATCGATGCTTCTGGATTAGAACTTCGAATGCTTGCACACTATATGAACGATGAGGAATACACAAATGAAATCCTTAACGGAGACATTCACTCAGCCAATCAGCGACTTGCTGGTTTGGAATCAAGAAATCAGGCAAAGACTTTCATCTATGCACTCTTGTACGGAGCAGGAGATGCAAAGCTTGGGACTGTGGTTGGACGAGGCAGAGACGCTGGCACGAAACTTAGACGACAATTCTTTGATAATCTGCCATCATTTAAAGCTCTTACGACACGAGTTCAAAGCCAAGCAAAAGGCGGATTCCTCAAAGGCTTAGACGGTCGTAAGCTAACTGTTCGTTCCCCTCATGCCGCACTCAACACTCTATTCCAAGGAGCTGGTGCGATAGTAATGAAGCAAGCGATGGTTACTTTCAATCAAGCTATAGAGTCTCAAGTCTTACGAGCTAAGTTTGTAGGTAACATCCACGATGAGTGGCAGTTAGAGTGTCACGAAGATGATGCACATGCTGTAGGTAAAGCAGGTGTTGAGGCGATTAGACAGGCTACTCAAATCTTAAACTTAAACTGCCCTCTCGATGGTGAGTATCAAGTAGGGGATAACTGGTCGGAGACACACTGATGAAACAGGAAACGTTCGACATAATGTTAAACGAACATTCAGATCTTGGAGATGATGATGGTAAGACATGTAGCAAGTGTGAGAAATATCTGCCGCTTAGTAGTTTTAACTTTGCTTCTGGTGGCAACTACCTACGAGCTGAATGTAGGCCGTGTAACAACGAAATGCAAAAAGTCAGAAAAGCTTTACGTGCTGAACACGGTATGCCGACTGAGAATTATAGGTGTCCGATCTGTGAAGGAACCGCTGATATGGTAAAGGGTACAGGTAACACCCGTAACGGATCATGGGTACTAGATCATTGTCACAACACACAGGAGTTTAGAGGTTGGTTGTGCCACAAATGTAACCGAGCGCTTGGTGGCTTCAACGACAACACACACACTTTAATTAATGCTATTGAATATCTTAGAGGCGAGAAATAATGAGCAAGCTATCAAACGTAGTACCTGACATCTACAAACATCTTAACTCTTTATCTAACGGCACAGCCTTACCGCTCAGTGATGAAGAGATTAATACCACCACGGAAAGTATCCGTGAGGTGTTAAAGTCTTGGGCAACTCCAAGAGCTAAAGATACTAAGTTCCATCTACGTATGTCTAATGTAGGTAAAGCAGCACGACAACTGTACTACGAAAGCAAGAAAGAAAAGGGAGCACCCTCTAACATCGATGCACCCACGCAGATTAAGTTCTTGTACGGTCATCTCCTAGAAGAGATTGTTCTTATGTTAGTGCGTATGGCAGGCCATGAAGTTACAGATGAGCAGAAAGAGATCGACGTAGAAGGTATCAAAGGTCACATGGATTGTAAGATTAATGGTGAGGTCGTCGATGTTAAGACTGCATCACGGTTCGCCTTCCAAAAGTTCCAGAGTGGGCGACTGCCTAACGATGATCCCTTCGGCTACCTTGCACAGCTTTCAGGATACGAAGAAGCTGAGGGTACTTATGAGGGTGGCTTCTTGGTTATGAACAAAGAGAGTGGTGAGTTATGTATGTACACTCCCGAACAAGAAGATAAGGTTGACATCGTTGCTAAAATTAATTACCTCATCCCTGCATTAGGGCTTGACAATGAGCCAGAAAGATGTTATAGTCCTGTTCCAGATGGGGTAAAAGGAAACATGAAGCTTCCTAAAGATTGTAACTGGTGCGAGTTTAAGTTTAAGTGTCATGCCGATGCTAATGAAGGTGAAGGTCTACGTACTTTCAAATACTCAAACGGCTTATCGTATTTAACTAAGGTAGTCAACACACCAAAGGTGGATGAATTATTATGAACGGAAGAAAAGCAAAACAAATTAGGGCGCATGTTGATACAGTATCAGTCGCTTGGATTCGAGGGTTGCTGAGTGAAGAGGAGGCTGCGAAGGTGAACAAAGATAATTATAAAGCTTCGCTCCCTAAGAAGCCTTATGTATATTTAAGACAAGCAGTCCGTTTAAATGCTTTCCATCCTCGATGGGTAGCTAAGAAGATTAAGAAGATTTTAAAGCGTGACCCCTCAACAGACATTCAGTCAATAACAGTAGGTGATATAGATGAAACTAGATAAGAAAGATCTTAGCGCCGAGGACATGCTAATTGGTTTAGGTATGTGGTTACTTGAACGCCCTGATCGAACCACCGCTGACGTTGATGACGGATACTTAGCTGATCTGATGTTAAAAATAGAACATGTGTTAGCTTCTAAGAGGGGGTCTATCCATTAATAAATTTACTAGAATGAAACGTGGCTACCGTAAACCTAGAGTAGCTCGACCCAAGGAGAAGGATGTTCCGAAAGGTTATGACTCTAACTGGGAATGTGAGTTACACCAAGGGATCTTAGATGACTGGTCGTTCCATACAGACACAGTGTCTTATACAATAGATCATAAATATGAACCAGATTTTTTAAGGGAAATAGATGGAAAAAAAATATTACTGGAAGCCAAAGGTAGATTTTGGGACTTTGCCGAGTACACTAAATACATCTGGGTTGCTAAAGTATTGCCCTCAGACACAGAGTTGGTATTCTTATTCGCTAATCCCAACGCCCCAATGCCAGCAGCAAAGCGAAGAAAAGATGGAACCAAAAGATCCCACGGAGAGTGGGCCACAGCAAACAACTTCCGATGGTTCAGTGAAGACACCATTCCAGACAGTTGGATTAACCCAAACAACAGAGAGAGCTTCGACAATGATTGATTATGACTACTGGAGATCGGTACAGGCTGACCTTCAAAGCAGAGAGCAAAGTAATGATGGATGGGGGCTTAACAAAACACGTTCACCTTTTGATCTAGAAGACGACGATGTTGACAGCCCTGCACACTATAATGCTGGTGAGATTGAAACGATTGATTATATTGTTGATGTACTAGGGGGGTTTGAAGCTGCTCAGTATTGTCACGGCAATGTATTAAAGTATACCGGTCATCGTTTATTTAATAAAGGCAACCCAGTTAAGGATGCTCGCAAAGCTATTTGGTACTTGAACAAAATGGTAGAGCTTTTAGAATCTTGTGAGGGAGTAAGCTGGTAGTGGACATTGAGCGGAAGGATGAAAGGCGTGATCGATTTGATCGGAAGAAAAAGTATAACAAAGTCAAGACTTCTTCTAAGCTCAAGTCGGTACGCCGTAAAGAAAACAAAAACCTTAAAACACAAATAGAGAGAGAGTTATTAGAATGATGGATTCATATCAGCAGTACATTCACAAGTCACGTTATGCAAGATGGCGTGAAGATGACAATCGTCGTGAGACGTGGGCAGAAACCGTAAGACGTTACACAGATTTTTGGGTTAATCGTGGTCAGATAACTGATAAAAAAGCAGATGAGTTATACTCTGCTATCTACAACCTAGAAGTAATGCCATCTATGCGTTGTCTTATGACAGCAGGTGATGCACTTGATCGTGATAACATGGCAGGCTTTAACTGTTCTTATGTTGCAGTAGATCATCCAAGAGTGTTCGATGAGATTCTATATGTGCTTATGTGTGGCACAGGAGTAGGCTTCTCAGTTGAACGTCAATCAGTAAATAAATTGCCAGAAGTGGCGGAGGAATTCAATGAAACAGACACTACAATCCATGTTAGCGACAGTAAAATCGGTTGGGCTAAAGCTTTCCGTGAGCTGGTTAGTCTTTTGTATACGGGTCAAGTACCTAGTTGGGATATTTCAAAGTTACGTGAGAAAGGTGCGAGACTCAAAACATTTGGTGGGCGTTCTAGTGGGCCTGATCCTCTTGTTGCTCTGTTCCACTTTACTATTAATACATTCCGCAAAGCTGCCGGTCGTAAGCTAACGAGTATTGAATGCCATGATATTGTTTGTAAGATCGCTGAGATTGTTGTCGTTGGTGGCGTTCGTCGCTCTGCTCTCATTAGTTTATCTAACTTATCTGATGACCGTATGCGTCATGCTAAGTCTGGTCAATGGTGGGAAACTGATACGCAACGTGCTCTCGCTAACAACAGTGCGGTCTATGATGAGCGCCCTGACTTCGAGACCTTCTTAGAAGAATGGGTAGCTCTTTATAAATCTAAAGCAGGTGAGCGTGGTATCTTCTCTCGCAAGGCTGCAAAGAAACAGTCAGCCCGTCATGGACGTAGAGATATTGAGCACGACTTCGGCACCAACCCGTGTAGTGAGATCATCCTACGCTCTGCACAGGTTTGTAATTTGTCGGAAATAGTGGTTCGTAGTACCGATACAATGGAAAGCTTACTGCGTAAGGCTGAGATTGCTACTATCTTAGGTACGCTGCAGTCTTCGTTGACCGACTTCCGTTACGTCCGAAACATCTGGACGAAGAACACACAAGAAGAATGTTTACTCGGTGTTAGTATGACAGGCATTATGGATCATGCTGTCTTATCAGGTAAGCAGAAGACTGGTGCATGGTTTGAAGAAGCAGGACATGATGCGTTACCTCAGATCTTAGAAGCCTTGAAAGCTAAGACAGTTGAGGTTAACAAAGAATGGTCAACACGTTTAGGTATCAACCAGTCTACGGCTATTACCGCCGTAAAACCTTCTGGTACTGTATCACAGTTAGTAGATAGTGCATCTGGTATTCACGCTAGGTTCTCAGCTCAGTACATACGAACAGTGCGTAGTGATGGCAAAGACCCTATCTCAGAGTTCCTCAAAGACGCTGGAGTCCCTTGGGAAAAAGATGTAATGAATGATGACAACTATGTGTTCTCATTCCCTATCAAAGCTCCTACTGGATCTACAAGCGTTGATGACCTTAACGTGCAGCAGCAGTTAGACTTATGGGAGATCTACCAGAACCATTACTGTGAGCATAAGCCAAGTGTAACCATCTACTACTCGGACGAAGAGTTCTTAGCAGCAGGTCAGTGGTTGTGGGATCGGTTAGATAGTTGTTCAGGTATTAGTTTCTTACCACGTACAGATCATGTGTATCAGCAAGCACCGTATACAGCTATCACACCTGAAGCGTACAAAGAAGCCTTGGCTCTAATGCCTAAGACTATTAACTGGGATGACCTTGGTAAGTTTGAAACTGAGGATACTACTACAGGAACGCAAGAGCTTGCTTGTGTAGCGGGGCAGTGTGAGATATGACAAAATCTAAAAAGGCAAGACTCAAGACATTCATCAAAGACAATAAAGATACCTTTGAAATGTTTGCTTGGTTCTGGGGGGCCAATCTTTTAATGGCTACGTTTTTTATTATTGTTTATAAATCAATGCTTGGGAGTTGTGCAATCTCATGAAAAAACCAGAAGGGAATCTTATATCATTTAAACTATTAGTTGACCGAGGGGGTGTTGTCGTTACTGAACTTAGCGGCATCCCCGACAAGGATATGTCTAAGGTCTTTAAGGGTAACGATCTAGTTCTTATGAGGACTTTGTTGAGGCTGTGCAACGATAAGCTGCGGCCCCTCCATAGTCAGCTAGAGCAAGAACTTGATGCTCTTAATCACCCTACCACTTAGCCTTGTCAGCCCAATAAGCCGCAGACATCTTCCCCTTTGCAATGTTCTTAGCGTGTCTAGCTTTAAAGCTGGCACGTTTTGCTTTCATACGGGCAGACTCTCCGGCTTTTGGTTTACCTGCCGTACTCGCTCCTTGTTCTCCAAAGCGTATAGTCTTCGTCTGATCCCCTACCTTAGCTACAACCACATGTGATTTAGTCTTGTGGCTTGGAGTCCTCTTAGGTTTATTATATCCTGAGACTCCTGCATTCTTTAACTTAGAATCTTTTTCTTTAGCCATTACTTTCTATGCCTCGCTGTTTTCTTTGCAGTCTTTGCAGGTTGCTTACTGTGCTGCTTACCCGCCTTAGTATCTTTACGTTTCTTAGCTGTCGTTGCAGCATACTCTTTAGAGCTTAACGCTTCTCTAGCCTTCTTAGGTAAATACCTTTCACCTGTAGCCGTCTTGCCTTGAGTGCTTGGCTTACCAGACTTCGTACCCCAATCCTCTTTAGTCCATTTCTTTAAAGACTTCTGTGACTTTTTCATCGGCATTATTTTTTACCCTTAGCTTTAACTTTAGCTTTAACTGATAAATCTTTTAAATGGAATAACTTCACGCTAGTTTTAGTGTGGCTTTTATTCGTGTGTAAAGACCCGTCAGGCATTTTATGTGTAGTGCCTTTATGGAGTGTGCCATCTTTTTTATAATGATCAACGCCTTTCATTTGTATCCTCCTCCTTCTGCTTTATATTCTTTAGCAAGCATCTGAGCCTTCCTAGCAGACCATTGACCGGCCTTGCCGCCCTTAGTGCTGGCTTTAATTTTATTAAACAAACGTTTACGCATAGTAGGCTTAGTATAATTACCTGCCTCATTTACTTTTGATTTAGTTTTCTTCTTAGCTGCGCTCATGGATTACCTCTATATGTGTTCATGCTTTATCTTTTACCGCCCGGAGTAAAATAGAAACCTATTATAGCTCCCAGAGTGCTGATTGAGACAAGAGATATATGCCCAGTAGTGATGGCAGCTGTAATCCCTTGGTCGATTGGCATTCTATAGAGTCCCCACAAGATGCTGATTTCTTTTGCTTGCTCTGGGGGTATGAAGGTGACAAGCTCGACGGTTGGGTAGAGGGTACAAAGTATTGAGATGGTTGCAAAGTTGAGCATCCCGATAAGAGCAATAAGCCTACGAGTAGTGCGGGTAAATATAGTTGCTTCTGGGTCATTAGTAGCGTCTCCGAATATAGCCTTTTGAAACTCAAGATCAGCACCTTTCATCTGCATATCTCGAATCAGTTCTCGTTTAGCCTCTGCTTCCTTGGCCTCGTTGCGAGCCTGTACAGCCCCACCAAGGATCTTTAACATAGACCCCATGCCTGTAGCACCAAGGGTTGACAAGAGCATTGTGATTAATCCAAACATTCTAGTACCTCTATCTTTAAAACCCAACTAGCAGGTATTGCAATGTGAGAGCTGCCCTCCCTGATCTCATCGCCTTCAACAATCCTTGAGCGCATTACAATTACTTTATTGTCATCTTGGTGAATTAGCCACCCTACCTCTTGACAGGTGGCCGTCTCATGTGCTATAATATCTTCTATAGAAGTCCAACACCCATCACTATCTTGTGCATCCTGCCAAGTTAAACGTACCATTGGTAGTTCATGTATGTTCATTAAGTCTCCTTTTTATTTTATATTTTCCAAGCTATGTCTTTAGTAAGTCTTGAAGTCATAGATTTTGCAACATCTCTTTTAATTATGTTGGTAGTATGGAAAGTTACATCAGTATCTGTAAGCGCCATTGCTTCATCGAAAGTAGCTGTAGGTGCATACTCAAATAAAGTTGTGTCCCCTAACTTCTCTAAACCATAATAATAGTTATTATCTATAGTCACTTCGTCTAAATCAGCAGGGTTTATATTTAAGATAATATATTCTTCACTGGCTGTACGGGTATCACCTAAGTATACAAAACTATTTCCAGTAACTTCAATATCGTTAGTAACTGCGTTATGTAATCGGATACAAGTACCTTCTTCTTCTATAAAGAAAGTATTGTTTTTTATAACTCCACCATCACTTTCAACTACATAAATACTAAGAGGTATAGTATCTCCACTACTACCAAAGTTATTGTTACCTCCATTTTTAAAGATATTATCTTCAATAACAAAAGGAGTATTTTGCATATTTTTTAAAACAATAAAGTCTTGATAGCCTGAAAAGGTATTACCAATACAGTTAAACTCTGTAGCGTACATTAAAAAACTGTCGAATACTTGATTTGAAGTGTTGTTCCTCATCTCATCATTGCCTAGAAAAGTATTATAGTTTAAATTAACAACAGCGGTATGTGTAGTTTGTGTGCTGGGTCTATAAAACTCTATAACATCACCTCTACCTGTGCTATTATTAAACGTGTTACCGACTATATTTATAATATCTGTTGTGCGTCCATTCGATGTACTGGTAGCAGGTCTTATTGTGTCTATTATTCTATTTGACTGTATATTTGTAGCTGTAAGGTTAAAAGTATTTTCATTAATGTGCATACCATTAAAATACTCAGGCTTTATAAGTATAGTGTCACCACTCATACCGTCTGAAAACGTATAGTTTATTTCATTATTAGTAAAATACAACTCCGTCCTACGAGAATCAGCTGGATTTGATATAGCTAGAAACTTAACCATCCCATCTGTGTTATCATTAGTTGTAGGCGAAACTATATTAAACGTGTTATGTGTCACGGTTACTAGCATTTGATTCTTTAAAAATATTGCAGTTTCGTCCGTGATATTAAACTCACAATTTGTTACCTCTATTTTACCTCTTACAACTCCAGCAGAGTATACTGCACCTTGAGTCAGATCAGCCTCTGTCGCTAGCTGTGTAAAAATACAATTGTCAACTAAAACCTTCGTAAACGTAGTGGAACTAGATGACTGCGTGTGCATTATAAAAGATTCGCTTGCTTCACCCACCCCGTTTTTAAAGTGTATCTTCTTTATAGTATACACAGTATCATCGGTAGGCCCGTTAACATTAGTAAAACCAACGAAAGTTTTTTCATTTACAGGCATTTCAAACACTACAGTTTCATCTGCATAGCCTTCTAAAGAGACATGCTCAGCAACATTATCTAACTCCATGTAAATGTTAACCTCGCCCACAGGGCCATAAGATAGCTCAGTTGTATAAGTCCCTGCCCTAAAGAATATTTTATCTGCGGGGGTAAAATTATACGCCGCTTGCATACTATTCACGGTAGCCTTAGGTGTGCTTAACGACAGCCCATCATTGGAGTCGCTGCCTGAAGGTGCTTTTGCTATGTAGTAATCAGTCATAATAACTCCTAAGTTGCAGAACGAGTTTCACTAATGTATACTTTACTTGTACCAATAGTTACAAATGTACCATCCGCAGCACCACTAATTTTAAATTTGTCACAAAGTACAAGCTCTTTAATTGTATCTACTGAAAAAGTTTCAATAAGCACATAGTCAGTGCCGTTTAAACTTCCATAAAGAGAAACATTAGTATTTCCTTTTTTTATTTGAATAACGCCTTGACCACCTGCATTGCGGAAGTTAGGGTTGTATGCTGTTCCTACTGTTAATTCTGATGACATAATATATTACCTCTGGTTAATTGTATTTACTGTGATTTGTTACGTGTGTGTTGTAGTTTCTGTACTATTACAGCGGCAGAAAACATAGCATTAAGGTTATCGTCGTTTAATAATTTATTTTGTAACTGTGCTCTATCCATATTATTAAGTTCATCTAAAGTATACCCAGTTGCTTGAGCTGCCTTTGGGCCAAACTGTCCGTTCTCTAATACACTCCTAGCTGTGCTTTCAATCACTTGGAATAAACCTTGTGCGCCTGTTGAACTAACCTGACTTTCTTTAGGTAAGTTACCACCAGCAGATTCAATTTTAGAAATATCAACCATGCCAGTTTTAAACTCTTCTTTGGGTAAGTTTAAATCGGCGATCTCATAATCAAAAGCCCCACTCTCTAAGGCTGAGTTTACAGAATTCACTACGGCATCTGTGACTTCAATATTCTGAGCTGCATTATAATCTGCGACTCGATCTTCAAGTGGGCGATCTTCAGCATTATAATCTCTAGCCCAGAATGTGCCACCTATCCGACCGCCTTCATTAAACATCATGCGCTTATCTGCCTTATCAAACTTACTAGCATTTACATTCTTATACTGCTCAGGTCGAAATAAGATATAAGAGTCGTTAGTCTTTTCACCTTTCAATGAAGGCTCTACCATGTTGCGATACTTAATAGAATCAAAACCCATGTCTTCTAAAAGCTTTTGTAGCTTTTTAGTTAGTGTCACTTGTCGTAAGCTACTTGTTAGTAACTGCTCTGAACTGTTAAAGATGTCAGGGAGAGCAGGAACTTCTAAAGCATCTACCATTAAGACATTTAATCTATCTTGGAATTTCTTAGGTATCTTCTTCCCTAATCCAGACTCGAGTGCGTCCATAAGTTGATCAGAAGATGAGCTTAAAAGGTTCTCTGCTGACCAGTTAGAAGCATCTGTAAGGAAGACTAACGGGTTCTTAACGTTCACGTAGCCTTTCATTATACTAACGCTAGGCATATCACTAGAAGGCGCTAAGTCCATTGAGCCTACTTGGTCTAGCTCATCTGGAGTTATGTCCTCAAAGTCTACATCTTCCATAGTTATCCCTTCACGACGAGCCTGCTCATCTGCAAAGAACCTATCCATTTCAGAACGTTCCATTTTACGACCACCAGAGCCGGGGATTGATAACACGTCTTGAGCTTTAAGGTCGTTGATTCCTTTAGCTGCCATGTAGTTTGCTTGGCCTTCAGTACCTACGTGTACACCCATTTCTCTAGGGGATACAAAGGCTACCTCAAAGTCTTTTTCTGCGAAGTCAGAGATGCCTCGGAACTTAGGAGTCTTTTCAATAGATGATTCTAAAAAGCCTTCTAGGTTCTTTAACCTCACGTCTTCAGCTACCACGCCTTCTTGACCTACCATTGTTTTAGGTGAATCAGCTTGCATAGACTTTAAAGTTGTCATCAGTTCAGCGTTATCAGAATTGTTAGCAATGTAGTTAGTTATAATCTTACGTCTACCTTCATTGGTAATTTGCTCAGAGGGTATGAACTTACTGTTCCTAGCAAAAATATCTACAATATCTTCTAGTCCTTGTACCTGTTCTAACTTATCTGAAGGCGCTAACGTACTTACGTGTGCTTTAGACGCTTCACGGGCTTCCGTTAGATAGAAAGCAATGTCTGCAAACAAGCTCTGGTCGGGATCAGCTTCATCGCCCATCTCAGCTTGATAACTAAAATCGTCTATCTCATCTTGAGTGTATCCACGAGAGATCTGGAAGTCTTCGCCGTATTCTCCATTACTCTTTTCCTGTATAGCTAAAGTTTCTTTAGAATAAGGCTTGACATCTTGATCCTTTTCCCTTAAAATAGTCTTCATACTTAACGCTATGTATTCCTCAAGCTCTTCTTCACCGCCAAACTCATCTGCTTGAGAGCCAGCAATAGCTCCGAAGTCAGCTTGGTCTGGGTCGTAGAACTCATCAGCCTGTCCTTTAGCGCCGCTTAAACCAGCAGACTCTTTTATGCCATCGACTGCATCGTTAATTAATCGAGGGTCTAAAATACCATCTGTTGCATCGTTAATAGTCTCAGCTAAGTAACCTGAAAGCTTTGTAGCTCCTTTAGTTACAAGTGATCCAATACTGAATCCTTGTCGCTCTGTTTTCTTAGGGTCTAGTTCGTCCATGAAAGCTGAGCCAGCTTGGTAGTTGTACGGCAAACCAGTGACTTTATTAATTCTTTCATCTGGTTCTTTAGGAGCGTTAGGCACTTCAACAACACCGCCTTTAAGGAATTGTTGTCGTTGTATGTCATACTCAAACTTAGGAACAAGACCGCCTAAGTCTTTATCTCTTTTACGTAGCATGTCTTTATACTTACGCATGTTCTCAGGGCCAACTACAGTAGAGCCTGCCGCAAAGAAAGGAACCTTAGTGCCTAATACTTGATTATATTTACCGTAAGCTAAACCTAAAGCGTCAGTAGCTATAGGCCCAAAAGGTGCAGTAGCATATCCGGTTATTGTGCCTGAATACTTTGCAGCATCACTGGCCCGTTGTAAGTTATCAAACAACATACCGTTACCACCCCAACGTTTTATAGCTGAAAGACGAGCCTCTGTAGGCGTGGTGTCTCTTTCACTTTTACCATTACTACGGTAGAAGTTAGTCATCCGAGCTGTTTCAGTCATCAACAAACCAGCCATTGCCAGCTTAGGTACGCTGCGTCCTGCGTCTCTTGTTACAGCTTTAGCAGCCCCTTTAAGGATTGTGTTTGTAAATGCTGCGGGGTAGCCTAATAGTTGGAAAGCTATCATAGTTCTAGGGTTAGAGTGTAGTAGCGGCTTTAAACCTGACATTGCAGAAGGCTGTAAGATTACTGAGTTAGTATATCGTGCAGCTCCGTTATTTATTTGACCAGTAAAAGCGTCTTCTTTTTTAGCGCCCCCTTTAAACCAAGCAATACCATCATCAGGATCGATGTTAAGTTCTAAGAGTTCGCCTCTTAAAGTCTCAATGCGTGGTGTAACAGGTTGATTACCATGAACTGCAAGCTTCTCTATGTTTTCTTCAATCAAGTTCCGACCGCTTATATACGAAGTTGTCTGTACAAACTTAGTCCACTGGTCTAGGAAGTTCATACGGAAAAACTTATTGCTTACTTTCTGCATAGTGTCTGAAGCAAAATCGTCACCACCTAAGCGGTTCCCTGCTTGAGATTGTGCTTGCTCCATTGCGAGGCTATGTTTCTTTAACTCTCTAAAAGCTTCATTAGCTGTCATGCCTTTCTTTGTCATTAGCTCAGAATGTAAATCGCCTGTCATCTTTTTAAAGCTTAACTCAGACGCTTCAGCAAAACCTTTAACAGAGTTTAACACTCCAGCTTTACCAATGTTAATAAATACTTCTGTTAAACTACCAATAGTCGCTAAAGGTAGTAAAGCTAAACGTGTACCGAGTGAATAGCTATCTGCTGCTGTCTGCATTTTTGAACCATAACGCTCCATGTTTTCACCAGTAGCAGATCTATAAAGCTCTCGAATTTGTTCCCGCTCTTTCTTATTAAGAGTTTTACCAGCAGCTTTCATTTCTTTTACAATAGGATTAATCCACTGACTCATAAATTGTTTTTCATTAGAAGCCATTAATACTTTCTTTTTAGCCAGAGCTTTACCAGCTTGGTAGTTATAATCCGCAGTCATACCGATTAAATCAGTATTTAAAAAATCTGTAAATACAGAATCATCTTCAAATGTAAACTTACGTTTAGCAGCGAAGAACTGACCGCCTGAACCACCGTCGAGTTGATTTTCAATATCTAACATGCTGTCTTTAATTCGTGTAGCTTCGGCTGCATTTTTAGCTTCACCAGATTTCATGAGTAGTAATTCAAATCTTTCAGGGTCAGATTCAATAGCTTTCCTATTCCACATACGGGGAATATAGTTTTCTATTTTATTAGCTATAACGCCTTCAGAGTATAATTGATCACCTATAGTTTTATATAGACCTTGAATCTGTTTAGCTGCAATACCTATTTCTTTTGGTACGCCTTTAAAGTCTCCACGAATAGCTTGATTTAGTAGATCGTTAACCTTGTCTGAGACATCACCTTTAATTGTATTTAAAGCTAAAGGCTCTACGATTTTTAAGTATCGTGTATTAAACTCACCTGTGTATCGTGCTTGAGCTTCGCTTAAATCCATACCAATACGTGTTTTAGTTTTTCCAAAGCCCTCTGCAAACTCATGACTTAAACGTGTTTGCAAAGTCTTAGCTGTTTTAGAGAACTTAGTATATGGAGTTAAGACTCCAGCACTCTTACCGAATAAATTGCCAGTTAAGTCTGTAGTAAACTGCCAGACACTGAAAGCTAATTTATTTTTAATCTGTGCGCCAGTAGCGCCAGAGTTTAATGCCCCAGTTACTACCGCTTTAAATTCTTCTTTAGTGGCATCACCGCCACCTATGTCGTTTACAAAATCGTTAACAACATTATCTACATCCACATCTTTCATGTTTACCACAGACCCTTCAGGGCCTTCTAGTAAACGATCAGCAGCGTTGACAACCTTACTACCACTAGCCGGTATCCATTCACCGTCGATGCCTTCATCAAACAAAGACGTGCCTTCGCTTTCACGTATTGCAGGTGTGTTTTCTAAATCGTCAGTAAGTCTTTTAGTCGCATACTTACTAGCTACTTTGCCTATACCGTATGAAAGAGCACCACCAATGGCCGCACCCGACACAGCCGCCGTAGCTGCTTGACCTAAATCAATGCCATCTTTACGCTCGCCAATTTCAACCTCAAGATCTTGAACTGCTAAGTCTTGGATGCCTGAAATAGCACCTGTATAAGCAGCAGTGCTCTTAATGGGGTTAGATGATGCCTTAGCTAAGACTTTAGCAAGTGCTGTTTTAGCCCCAGTACGTACAGCAGTTTGCGCCGTGGCGCCTCCCACATTGCCGAATATTAAAGAAAGAGCAGTGGGTAATGTTTCGAAGTTGGCTAGTACGTCCATGCCGTAGTCTTTAGCAGCGTCAATCGTTTCTTTTGTTCCTGTAACTTTAGTGTCTTCCCACTTAGCTCTGAGATCTCTATAAGCTCGTTTAACATCTTCAGGTGCGTCCGACAAAGCAGCAGCTTTACCCGCCACAGCAGTGATGCGTAAAAAATCATCACGCAAGAACTCAGCAGGGCCTGAATCACTGTCAAGCATTTTAGTTGCAAAGTCTTGATGATCACCTAAGTAAGAGGTTAGAATATCATAATCTCTAACGACTTCAGAATCATTTTCAAAGTTAGTTACAGACGGGCGCTTATAAGATGTTACTCTATTTATTTCTTCCTCAGATAATAAAGGCTCTGTAGGCCCACCCTCAAAGTTATCTAAACTAGAGTGCATTTGTTTGATTCTATTTAGTAGTGTATCTGACATTAATTATACTCCGCCAGTTGCGTTAATGAGTTCGAGATAGCGTGTGTAAGAATCGGCTGCTCCATCAGGAATATATCCTTGTGTACGCTTCATTTCTTTTGCTATCTCAGCTTGAATTTTAAGCAATGATCTTTCACGGGTCTCTTTCATTCTAGTAGAAGCTTTAGCTCCTTGACGCTCTATCGTGCCTACTATTCGATTGTAATCTTTAATGAGACCCTCTGATCTGTTTGTAGCTAGGTCGTAAACACGGTTAGCTCCAGTTACTTTTAATTTCTCGTTGTATGCCGCTACAGATGGGTCTGAAGATACTACCTTTGCTTTTGACTTAGATTTTAGGTCATTATTAATAACCTCAATTTCTTCGCTTTCTTCGGTATCGACATTCATAACTGCTTCTAACGCTAGTGCAGCTTCTGGTCTATTTTCCAATAACGTTAAAAGTTGACCACGAGCTTGGGTGCTTAACGGTTCATCCCACTGTGCTCCGTTTACTGCGTAGTCCTGTAAGAAACCTCGCTTAACACTATCATTAAAAGAAACTGAAGATGAGTTACTATCTTCAATATCTGTTGCAGCTAAGTAAGCTAATAACGGGTGGAAGCCCGTAGAACCTGATATGATGTTATTTTCTTCTCTAAGTGATGATCCAAAAGTTTTTTCCTCTATCATACCACCAACGTTAAGTACGTGCATTTTAGCCGCCAATGCTTCAGCTTGCTGCGGTCGAACCTCTTGTTTTTTTGTTAAAGTTTGTTGGGTAATTGCTATTTTTGCATATTGATTATGTGCGATAGCTTTAACTGCATCTGGGTCAGTAGCGTCTTGCACATGTAGTTTATTATATTTACCCATAATACTTTTTTCATCTTGACTTAAAGTTTGAGATAAAGAAACCCTAGCTTGTTCTATTTGCTTAGGAAACTTTTTAACAAATGAAGCAGCTACTTGATTGTACGTCACATCCGCTTTAGTTACCTCACTCTGACTAGCCAAATCCATAAGTTTAACTTTACCATTACCTAAAGTATATGCTGTTACGCTTTTGTCATACGTTGTCACTCCCCCAAAAGCATCCGTGACAGGGATTTTAATAGTAATATTTTCACTGCCTGTAATTGCAACTGACATGCCTTTTGCTGTTGTAGACCATTCTTTTATTTTCTCTTCAGACTTAAACGGTGATAACCCAGCTCGACGTAACTCTCCATAGGCTACTACGTTCTCTGAGCTTTTAAACAACTCATTAGCTTTTACACTGTTGTCTAAAGGATCTCCATCTTGTCTAAACAAGCCTTTAAACTTACGCATAAGTGCGCTGCCGACATCTGTACCTCGACTAGTGGTTAAAGCCTTAGTATATGCGTCAGCACCATCTGTGCCTACACGCTCTAGTAACAGTTTATCTTGATCGGCTGACGAGTTGTATAGTTTTTTAAGTTCCTTGCCAGCTTTCATAGTTTCATTATAAAGCAACTGCTCACGTTGAGTAGCATTATATGATTTTGGAACCGCTTTATTAAAAGAAGATGTTAACTCAGCAGCAGCTTTCTGTCTCCAGAACTCTTCCTCGCCACCCTCAAAATTAAGCGCCTCCTGCCTGTCGTTCATCCGTCCAGTAGCTCCGTTTAGCGCCGACTTGAACTTAATGTTCTTTTGCAGCACTGGCTCTTGATTCAAGAAATTCTCTGTAGCTGATCTAACCATAGAGTTACCAATAGACAGTACAGCCTTTGCACCATATCCGTACAAGAGTTGTTTTCTTTCTCGCTTACGTGCTTCCGAGGCTTGACGATCTCTATCGTCTACAGATCTTTGATACGTATCATCACGGCGTTGACGGCTACCAGCAAGCATTGATGTAGCAAATTGTGTAATATCTTTTCGTTCACTCATTATTTTATACCTTTAAGCTTGTGGAGGGGCCATTAAACTTTCTTGTTCGGGAACTGGTGCAGCTTCAGGAGCTGGTGCAGCTTCGGTGACTGGTGCAGCTAGAATACTTTCGGTGTCTGGTAAGTCTTCTAGTTCTTCTAACATTGTAGGGGTAACAATATTTGTAGGAACACTACCAGACTTTGAAGACTGCATCATGTCTCTGATTTTTTCTTCTTCAAAACTTACACCAAGGATTTCTTCAGTTTCATCTGCGTCATCTAACTGCCCTTGATATACAACCATTTCAATATCTGCTCTTTCTGCTAAAGCAATAAGCATGTAAGCAGTAGGTTCAATAAGCATTAACATTAGATCTGGGTTCCACATCCCTTGCTGAAAGCCGTCAGTAAGCAATGCTTGGGTAATGCTCATGATAGGGACACCTTTGTCTATAGTTTGCATCATCGCAACATAAGCTTTTGGTTGGATTAGTTTTACCCACACAAACTCAGACGCTTCGTGTACATCTACAAACTTTGGAGCTTTTTCAAAAGGAGCAGGATTCTTTGGATCATTAGTATATGACGATCCGGGAATTGCTCTTTTCCTAGAGCCAGCTTGTTTTTCTATTTGTTTTTGAAGATCAGACATTTTAATACCTACCTATACTTTTTGAGGGTTATATAATTGTGCCATTCGCTGACCATACATGTTTGACTGAGTTGCGTTATAGCCCCAGTTGCCTCGGCTCGGCTGCCATGATGAAGTAAAACGGGCTGGATTTACAGGTTGAGAATACGATTGAATAGTCCCTGTTCGTGCTATGTTGCTGCCGTCAAACCCTGCGTATTGATTTCCTTGAGCACCGTAGTCAACAGGCTCAAACTCTTCTTCACCAAATATTGCTTTATTTAATTCAGTGTTTACATATTCTGTTGCTAGGGTTGAAGGGGCCTCAGTAACTATTTTTACAGCTGTATCTTTGCCCGATTTTACGCCTTTAATAAGAGCGTTTTTAGTGCCTTCGTAGCCTCTTTGAAGTAAGCTAGGTTTAACTGCGCCGTCTAACCCTGTAGCCTGACCTAATGTTTCTTTACCTAAACCTAACGTGCGTTCTAAATTCACAGGCTCAGCACTTATTCGGTCAACGTTATCTGAAAGACTTGAAGATTTTAAATCATCGCCAAACTCAAAAGACTGTAAGTCAAAGTTTACAACTGAATCAGCGTCAGCTACAGAATCAAATGCAGAAGTTAACGCATCAATATCTGCTTGACTTTTAGTTAAGTTAGAAAATCTTGATTTGTCTCCAAAGCTTTTACTGAAAGCAGAGTTGTCACCAAAGAAATTAGCTGATGCACCTTTAACGTCAAAGCCCATTTTTTTAGCGGCTGTTTTAGAAAAAGCAGAAACAGTTTCAACAACACCTTTAGTTATGTTTGTAAAAGTATTAGCGCCTGTTGTGACTACCCTACCTGTGAAATCCATTAAAGCTTGAACGCCTGTAGTTACGGCGCTGTCCGGCCCAAATATAGCTCCTGTCGTGGCTACAAGTCCATCAGCAAACGCAGCTCCGACTCCCGGCAGCGCATTCATCAACCCTACAGCCCCTGTCACCGCTACTTCACCCATAAACTGTCCCACACTTGCAGCTTGAGTTACAATATTCCTACCAACGTCTAACACTGCCGAACCTATCGAAGAAGCTGCGTTGGCGGCGGATCGAATTCCAGCACCAATTGCTCCAAAGTCAAATTTAATCATATCAATCCCCTTTATTAATTATTGTTTTACTCTTGTTCTGGCCCCATGCCAACAGCTTCTAAAGTTTGTACAAGGCTCATTGCTGGTGTCACACCGCTAGCCGCATAAGATGTATCGGCTGCCATGCTTGCAGTAACGATTTGAACCACTCTATTTTGATTATTTTCAAAGTTATTGTTTGCATAAGAGGCCTCGTCTCTGAGGTCTTGCCACACCTCAGATTGTTTTTGTTGAGACATTGCAAAGGCATTTGCTACGTTTTGACGATTAGCATCATTGATGGCTGCTGTGTCCGCAGTGTTTCCATTTCTACGCCAAGTTAAATCTCCTTGCTGTATAGTCTGTGCGTTGGCAGCGTTCCACTGATCACGTTGGTTAGCCATGTTTAAATTAAACTGCTCTGTGTCAGATGCTAGTGTAGCATTAGCAATACTAGCTTTTAATGTATTGCCCGCATTCTCAGCGTTAATTTTGTTTTCTTGTTCTACGTTAAACTTAGCCATTGATGAAGCAGCAGTAGCGTTATATTGATCTATCTGAGCACCTAACGTAGCCATAAACTGATCTGTTTGCGCTACGCTCTCAGCATTAAACTGATTTGTAGCGTTTGCTGCTGCCGTATCACCTAATAGAATTTGTTGCTCCTGTTGGGAGCCTAAAATTTCTACTTGCTGTTCATTAGACATATTAGATAAGTCCATCTGTAGAAAGTTTGAAGCGTTCTGCACAGAGACCTTAGTGCGATTATCTGCGTTTGATAAATCCATAGAGGCTTGGTTAGTCGCATTCTGTAAGATAGCTGTGTTCTTAGCATCAAACTCATTCATAGTCATTGTTTGTGTAAACTTACTATTAACCAATTCAATCTGAGACGCTGCATCAAACTTAGCTAAATCAATGTTTGCATTAGTTTGGGCGTTAACGACAGCTCGTTGTTGGTCTGCGTTTAACTGGGCAACACCCATATTGCTTGCAATGTCAGCTTGAGTTAAGTTGGTTTTTAACGTAGCTTCTAAGTTTGCTAATTCAGTTTGTTGTGTAGCTGTTAAGTTGTCTGAGCTTGCGTTATTCTGAGCTTTTAAGTTTGCAAGCTTCATCTGAGACTCAGTGCTCATGTTAGCAATGTCCATAGAGTTTTTCAACTCAGCGTTCTGAGACAAGAATTCTGCCGCAACGTTCATTTCTGCAAGCTTTCTTTGGTTGTCTGCTGTCATGTTATCTCGATCAGACGCAGCTTGGAACTCTAAATTAGCAAGAGTCATTTGCTGTTCGTTACCCAGATTCAATGCCATTGTTTCTTGACGGTTTCTGTTGTTCTGTTCAGCAGTACGTTGACGATTCTCTAAGTTTTGTACTCGTACTTGTTGCTCTTGTGCCGCAGTAGAGAGCACAGCTTCTTGGGTGAAAGAGCTTTGAAGCTTCTTCATCTCATTAGCCATTTGAGCTGTCTGACTTACAGCAGTTTGTTGGTTAGCTAAGTTAGCTAAACGTCGATTCATATCTAACGTAGCTGTTGTGATATTAGCTTGCTGCTCGTTATCTAAATTCTGGGCTGCTCGTTTCTGTAAAGCGTTAGCATTATTTTCAGCAATAGGTAAAGCACTTTGAATAATTGCATTGAATAAAGAATCACGACCGATAGTAGAAGATGATAAACCTCTTTTAGCTAACATTGCATTGGTTGCATCTACGGCAGGTCTTGCCCACGCTGGAACTTTATTTTCTTCTAACGAACCTAACAAGTTCTCCATCTGCGAAGACATTAAAGCTTCTATAGGTAACGCTGCAATAGCTGCTCTTACTTCAACAGGCTCATTATCTAATTGTGCTACTACTTTTTCAGGGTCTTCTACAATAGCTGCTGTGATTGCTGGTGGTAGATCACCTACTTCTGCAAGCATCTCAGAGGCTGCACCTTTAGCGGCTTCACCCTTAACTGCACGAGTTTTAGTAATGTCATAACCTAGTACTGCTGTAATCTGTGCGGCTTCCATTGGAGTGAAAGTATCGTCAGTAATTGCATCACGTTGTGCCGCTTCTGCCGCAGGTGTTGCCGCTACTATGATCTTTTCACCCGTCACAGGGTCTACTGTAGACTTCGTAGAGACATCAAAGCCTACGTTCTCTGCCAACGCCGCTTGCTCTGCTGCTGTGTTACGGTCAGCTACTGTAGCCTCTGTAGACATCGCTGCGTCAGTTGAAACGGCAGTAGAGCCTTCGGAGATTGCGCCTGTAACAGCTTTAGCGTCTCCGTAGGTAGACATAAACTCTTGTTGTTTGCCCTGAAAGGCTTGAGCCTGTGCGATAAAGTCTGAATCAAAAGCTTTTAAGGCTGCTTGAGCTTGTGCTACTGCTCCTTGCTGGCCTGAAGTGCCTGCTACTTGATAAGCTTCTGCTAGCGCCGCTCGCTCAGGGTTAGCCATATGTGCATCACTTGCTTCTTTGAACGCAGCAGCTTCAGGTGTTAGACTAAAAGCCTCAGAAGCTTTTTGCTGCTTTACCTGATCCGCTGAAACTGTGTTTACTGTCTGAGCTGCTACAGGCTCTTCCATTTGATTTACTGTGGTAGCTTCACCAGCGTCAACAGGCTCTAAGGTAGTTACACCAGCACTCACCGTAGGCGCTGTAGCTTTAGTTATAGTGCCTAACTCTTGAATATCGTCTTCAGCGGTAACTAAAGTCTTATCTGTTTTAGTAACAGTATCTAAAGCGTCTATAGGGGCTGCTGTACCTGCTAAATCAGTTACCTCGTCAATTATTTCATTAAGTGCCATGCCGTTATCTCCGTTTGTCCCGCCAAGATTTAAACCGTTTAAAACTTGTCCGAGTTCAGTATTATCATATGTTGTTGAATCTGTTGCTACTACTTCATCTTCATCTTCTGTGACTTCAAGGTCTTCAGGCTTTGGGTCTGGAACCTTGATTGGGTTTGTAGTTGAAGTAATTTCCCCCGCAACAGCAGGTGATACAGTTGCAGTGCCGCCGCTGTCGTTAACAGTCCCACTCCAAGCAGTTCCTCCACCAAGCTGGATGTTACCCGCAGAGTCGTAGCCCATATTTGTATTAATTGTCGTGCTTGACGTGCCTAACATTGGGGTGCTTGATGGGGTTATTGAGTCCCAAATATTAGCTGGGATGTCTGTTATACCTTGTTTAAAATCTAGTATTGCTTGTAGTGGAGCACCTAAAACTGGAAGCCCTGTAGCAATATCAATTATAGCGCCTGTTGCTTCATCTATTACAGCACCTTTAAAAGCTTCTTTGCCTAAAAGTTTTGCTACCATAGATTTAGACATGCCATAATAATCTCCAACTGCCGCACCTATCGCTGCACCTGTTAAAGTTTTAACTACTATTCCTTTAGCGGCATCCCACACCTTGCCCTGCCAAGTAAACCCTTCGTCACCGGCTTCAACAATTTCATCTCCTGCTGATACATCTCCTAAATCAGGCCCCTCTTGACCGTCTAAACCTAAATCTGCCTCGATGTTAGAAAGATTAAGAGTTCCGTCATCGTTATACACGCCCGTTGAATCTACTGGGGCCTTCCACGATTGACCATCTACAGTGTTAAAATACCCACTGTCTTCTAGATCTTGTAACTTCTCTTCACTGCCTCCAGAAATACGAATTAAATCGGCTTTAGAATATGTAGCGCCTCCACGAGAAGTATATTCTTTATCAAAAGGATTATCAGCCTTACCGCCTGTAGTCGGTTCTTTTTCATCAATAGGTTCTACAACTGGAGGTGGAGCTTGGTTATTGCCACCATCTTCACTATCAGGGCTGCTTCCGCCACCATCACTACCGTCTTCTAGTGTGCCGTCATTAGTAGCCTCAGCTTCAGCGCCTTCATCTTCAGTATCGTTTTTTCCAAAAAGATTTTTAAAAGGATTACTTCTCCTTCTACTTGTATTTGCTGCCGGAGCTGAGGAAGTATTAAAGTCACTACCATCTGGATTAGTCGCAGTAGGGGGAGCAATATCTAATTCTATATCAGTAGGCGCAGCTATATCTAACTCAGTAGGTTCAAAAGGCCCAGTAGCCAAGCCCAGATCTACGAGCTCTTGATGCAGTTCTTCAGGTGTTTTTTCTTTTTGTTCTACGTTAGGATCTATTCCACTTCTATTTCTAGTAGCTTGGCCGCTACTGCTGTCGTTAGAAGATCCTGAGCCACTACCTCCACCAGACGTTCCACCTTGATAAGCTCCGCCACCTACACCTTGGCCAGCACCGCTACCAAACGCAGGTTGAGCACCAGTGAAATAACCACCATCTCCTAGATCACCTTGAAAACCTTGTGTATAAACAGGTTTACCATCGCCGTCTATATAAACAGGTATTTCAGTTATGGTGTTGCCTGTCGGAGGAGTATAGCCTAAAGATGAGCCGCTTTGATAACCACCACCATTATATTTTACACGAGTACGTTTGGCTTTTATTTTTTTCAAAGCCTCTTTAGTGTTTCTTTTGCTACGGTTTTTACTCATTAATTATCCTGTTTGTCCAATAACTTTTGAATAGTCTCAGATTCATAAATACGAATACCTAACCATACTATTGTAAACAATGATGCTGTAGGAGGCAACCAAGCCGCTAAAGCCATAATGCCTGTAGAGGCAGCTGCTACGTCTACAACTTCTTTTACTGTTTCTGGACTAGGGACTCCTGACATAACTACCTCCTACTTAATCTAAAGCTGCTGTGGCTGCTTCGATAGCAGTGGTGGCGGATGTAAAATCTTCTGTTGTCCAGAAAGGTCTACGTTGCATATATGTAAGATGATCCAAGTTAGCTTGTAAAATACCTTGGAGATCTTCATCAGATCCTTCTGCATCTATGGTAGCAATAGCTGAGTTGATTGCTGTTACAGAATCTAATAAAGCATTATACTTTTTTAAAATCTGTTCGGGTGTAAGTTCTAATTCTTCTAACATATTAAGACTCCAATGCGCTAATGCGCTCTTCTAATTGTTCAATTTTTTCTACAGCTTCTTGAAGTGCTCCGGTTAAAATAACTACAATACGTGAGGGGTCTACGCCTTGAAGCTCAACATCTCCATTTTCATCTACTGCATCTTTATCTCCTACTACAGCTTGAGGTACAACTTCTTGAACCTCATGAGCTATAAAGCCTTCTTCTTGTCTAGTAGGCTCTGAAAGAAAGTTAAACGTACAAGGCTTTAAAGCTTTTAATCTATCAATAGACCCTGTTAGCGGAGATACATTTTCTTTTAAGCGATAATCAGAAGTATAAGATATACTAATACCTGTGCTAGTAGAATTTATTGATCCAATTATAGAGCCGGTGCTGTTGTAAAATAACTGAGCGTAAGCATTTGTAGAGCTTGTGCTACCTCTTGCCCATTTTAATATTTTAGTATCAGCAACATTTTCAAACTTAAAGCCACCATTCGCACTAGACCATACTCCATTATTTGCGGGTATGTGAACCTCGCCATCCTTTTCCATAAGGATAAGTGGGGTGGGATAACTTGGATCATTGCTAGATATTGCGACTGCACCAGAATAAGCCACTGAGTTCAAGTTAGGAACTAGGCCCGTAGCCGAACCTATAATAGTAACGTTGTTTCCGATAGTTAATCCACTACCACTACCAGCTCCAATAACTATATTGTTTGATCCTGTGTTTATGTTCTCTCCAGCTTCATAACCTATAAGAGTATTATTGTCTCCTTCAGAAACTGAGTTCCCACTCGAAGCACCTAAACCAACATTATTTGCGCCTGTGGTTAAAGCACGTAAAGAGTTCGCCCCTACAGCAACTGTATAAGCCCCACTAGCTGTGGCGGATACTGTGCCTATACCTGCGTTTCTACCTATTAATGTGGTATTAGAGCCGGAACTCCACTGTCCTGCACTTTTACCTATACAAGTTCTATAACTTGCTGTATATTGACCACTGGCATAAGCACCTAAAGCAACGTTCCCCGTCCCTATTGTATTTATATTCAAAGCCTGATGCCCTAAAGAAACATTACCTATACCAGTTGTAGTTTCTTCTCCAGCATCGTTACCAATAAATGTATTAGTATTACCTGTTGTTATATTTTTTCCTGTGCCAGTCCCTACAGTAACATTCTTTGTACCTGTTGTTGTATTATATTGAGACGTTTTGCCTATAGCAATACAGTCATCACCACCAGTATAATTAACAGTTTCGTCGCTTTCTGGCGCTGCTCCTCGGCCAGCATCGGAGCCTATAGCAACTATATAGTTTGAATCGTGTGTATTGTAACCAGCGGAGTTACCTATAAAAGTGTTGTCTGCGCCAGCTGAAAGTCGAAAACCAGCAGACTTTCCGAGACCTAAATTGCTTGACCCTGAAGTAATAGAATATAAAGCACTGTCGCCTATTGCTATTGTATTAGATATTGATGCTGCATTAAATAAAGAACCCCCACCTATTGCTATATTGTCTGAACCAGTCTCTAATAAGGATGCGGCAGACTTTCCTACAGCTATATTGCTCGATCCAGTTGTTAGTACAGGTAGAGATGAAGACCCTACAGCAACATTGTTATCTCCAGTAGTTAAAGCTTGTAAAGCAATAGAACCTATACCTACATTCTGATTTCCGGTAGATGTTAAAGCTGTTCGTGTAGCTGCACCTATGAAAGTATTACTAGTACCTGTAGGGTATGAACCATTTAAAGTTACATCGCCTGTTACGTTTAAAGATCCTAACGTGCCTACAGAAGTGATTTGAGTTTGAGCTGCATTCACACTGAACTGATTGCCCGCACTTAAACTTAAACCAGTCCCAGCTGTATAGGTTGTATCTGTATTAGCAAAAGTTAAATCATTGTTGAATGCGCTTAGTTTAATTTCGCTAATAGCTTTTCGAGATTCAGTGTTAGCGTTATTTAAAATAATTTCAGTTGTGCCTGCTACATCCGCAGTCATGTCTGTAAGCTCAGTAAAGTCTAAAGAAATGCCGGGGGTTGTAGAAGCATTAGAAACATCTAAGCCTGTACCTACTGATACTGCTGTAACTGTACCAACAGTGCTTGAGAAACTTGAATCGTTGTTGAATGCGCTTAGTTTAATTTCACTAATAGCTTTTCGAGAGTCTGTACCACCATTATTTAAAATTACCTCAGTTGTTCCTGTAACATCAGCAGTCATGTCTGTAAGTTCAGAAAGGTCTATAGCTATATCATTTGCATTAGCAACAATACCCACGCCGCCAATTACATTTAATGTAGCGTCACCCGCCACGGCTCCGCCTGTTAAACCTGTGCCAGCTACAACGCTTGTAATGTCTGCATCACTTGCCGCTGCTGCTTGAGCATCTACATAAGTCTTAACCGCTAAAGCTGTAGGTACTAAACTATTTGTCGATGAAGAAAAAGCTCCATCAGTGCTAAAATGCGTGATTACATTTGCAGATCCACCAGTGCCACTAAAACCTTCGGCTACTACTTTACCTGTTACGTCTAAGATATACTTATTACTACCGGCTATGTCTGAATCCGGTCTTATTCGTGCGGCATTTACATAACCAGCAACTCCATCTTCGTGATGATCGAATCTAAATCTAAAGGAGTCTGCGTCATCATCTTTGAGTCTGAAGTCTAAATGTGTAGCTGAATCGGTCACAGTTGTTCCGATAAAACAGGAATCAGTACCGGAAGATGGTAAGCTTATCTGTCCTCCTACTGTTATGCCATCTTTAGTTGCTACCAAAGCATTGACATAACCAGCACCGTCTCTAGCTTGAAGGACTACCTTGCCTTCCTCAGCGCCATCACTTACATCTACTTGTTGTGCATATATATTTGCATATGACTCAATGGTTGGGGTTGAAGCATCGTTATAACCTCTAAAATGAATCATACCGAGGTTTTGTGCGTTAGCAGCAGTTTCCATATTTGTCATATAGAGGTCTGGCATTGCATCAGCGCCAGAACCAGTGCTTTGTATTTGTAAGTGAGTATCGCACTCAATCGTACCTGTTACGTCTATGCCTGTTTGTGTGGTTGAAAGTTTAGTGCCTGCGTTTGTACCGCCAGCCCAACTTAAAGAAGCTGTGCCGCCTACACTGAACTTAGCCATATCTCTGGCATTAGCACTGTCGTGTAATGTAATAGAATCGCCATCAGTTTGTATGCTTAGTACGCCTGTGCCACGATCTTTAATGTAACTGTGAACACCACTGTGGAATATCTGCAAGTCATTACCAGTACCAAACTGTGCATACTCACCGTCATCCATTTTTAAACCGTCACAGTCAATTATACCTGTTACGTCTATGCCTGAGCTATCAGCAGTTAAAGTATTAACATAAGCATTACCAGTTTTGCGGATAAAAAACTTTAATTTACCCTCTTCTTGGTTATCCGTAATTACTGGAGATTCTGCTCGCATATATGCGTATGTTGCATCAGCTTGTTGATTGTTATGCCCTTGAAAGGTTATTTCGCCTAATTGGTTATCGGTAGATGCAGCTTCATTGCTTCTTAATGTTAAAGTTGGCTGAGCAGCTACTTGTGAATCATTACTTGTGATAATAATTTGATCATCAGCAGTAACCGTACCTGTTACGTTTATGCCGTCTATACTTGCTGTTAAAGCGTCTACTAGAGTGCCAGCGCTACCAACTCTTAATTTTATTTTATCCGCTA